GCGATTAGTTGCCGATAATTTCTTACTTTCCATACCAAAAGAATCGCCCTTGTCTTTAAGTATTAGTGGGTGAAAACCGCTCATTAGATCGTTCATGCTTAGCCACCTTTTTTAGTTGTTTGTTTGCGATGGGGTAAACTTAATGTATCACTCATACATAGTCAAGAGATTATTATTATTTGTTTACCTTGACGGTTAGCTATATGAGTGATACGTTTAGTGAAGATTAATTAATGAGATTGTTAAACATGCCAGGCAAGAAGAAGACTAAAAGTAAAACTCCCGAAAATGTATTAGCTAATCAAGATGCGTATCTGGAAAGGCAGTCCGAGTCTAAGATCAATAGACGCCAGTATCTGATACCAGATAGGGATCATCCAATGATGGAAGATAAGGCTAAACAGTTGAGGGCAGATTACAGAGAGGAATTTAGCATAGCCCATCAGGAACAAACCAAAAAAGAACAGCAAACTTGTGGAACTATTAAAAGATGTGATTACTGTGGAGAAAAGAAGGCAGTTTCATTTTTTCGCAAAAGTAGATCCACGAAAGACGGCTATACTGATACGTGCAAACCTTGTAGGTATAGGGAAAGAAATAGACTAATTGAACCAATTAAAAATAGATCTAAGCCTAAGCCTAAGCCTAAACCTAAGCCCAAGTCTAAGCCCAAGTCTAAGCCTGTGCGGGATCGCTCTAAAACCAATAAAAGATGCGCTTTTTGTAATACAACTAAGCCTGTTGCATCATTTTCGAGGAATGACAACTGTAAAGATGGCTATCTGTATAAGTGTAAGGCCTGTACTAATCAGCACAATACAGACAAACGTACAGTAAAACATTTTAAAGAATACAAAGGTCAATAAATAAATGGAGGAATGAGCAATGATTAATATAGTCGAAGAAGATGTGCCAGTGTTTGAAGCAAATGGAACTCAATGCATGACTGTCGAGCATCATAACGTAGCTATGAATGCGCAGGTTTTACAGTTCGAAATAGCGTTGGAGTTAATTCTAAAACAGCATGGCATAGCAGTGGAGCAGCCAGAGCAAACTAGCGAGTTCATCAGCACGATTCAATAAAGGGAAGGGGAAAATTATGGGGCAGCTTGACTGGTGTACTACAGAGTTCTTACCGAAAGACGACGCGGAAACGATTGAGCTTTTTGAAACACTCAAGGAGTTTAAATTGAAACCATATCATCACATTGATGGGGAAAAGTTTGTGATCATGTTTGCCAATCCTTGGCAAGCAACTGACTACATCTGCAAATTCAATGAACTGTATGGGCGATTTCCAACGCAGTACGAAGACGTAGAAAACCCAGCAATGGAAATGGAGATTCCAAATGATTCCTGACTGGATTGATCAAGAACTATGGGAAGGTTTTTTGGAGATCAGGAAAAAGAAAAAAGCTGTTGATTCAAAACAAGCCATCCAGCTAATCATTAACAAGCTGATAGGGTTCAGAGAGCAGGGCTTTGATCCAAACGAGATCATTAAAGAATCAATCATGAACAGCTGGAAAAGTGTTTTTAAACCAAAAAATCAAGGGGGAAACTTTCCCACCAAATCACAAAACGTAGACGATTGGGTTAATAAAGGACCAAAAGATGCAAGATACGAGGAGGAACAGGTCAGTTTTGAAGGCTTTGCTCGATCAGATGATGGAAGTTTTGGCGAGTCCAAAACCAGTCACTGAGCTTTGGTGGAATGCTTTACAGCCATACAACATGGAAGATATAGAAAAAGCCTGCACTATCCACCTGACAACTGAAACCTTCGCGCCAACGATAGCTCAATTGATCAAACTGATTACAAAGCACCCAACAGCCGAGGAAGCTTGGAACGCTATTCCCAAAAATGAAGAAACCGGCGGGATGGTCAGTACTGAAATGATGGCTGCTTACATCGCTTGTGAAGACAGTATGCTCAGGAACGACATGATAGCCGCTAGGATGGCTTTCCTTGAAGCCTACAAGCGAGCGGTAGCCCAAAGTATTGCGCAGCGTAACGAGCCTAATTTTACCTACTCAGCGCCAAACCTTGGACCGCCAGATCATCGCGCCAGGCAAAAGCAAAACGCTATCGAATCAGCCAAGGCTTTAGGCTGGATAACAAACGATAGAGCGCAACTTATGCTTGAGCATACTGAGCAGCAAGATTTCTCTGTCCAGCGTTTGGAGTACGAAGGCACCCAAGGATCATCAGAAGTCAAAACCGAAGCATTGAAAGAAATTAGAAATACATTAAAGGGGTTTAAAAGTGCAAATTGAAGATATCGGCAAAGAGCTGGAACAAATGAAAAAGGAAATAGAAAGGCTGACCGAGAAATGTGATCTTGGTGATAGGGCTTATAGTCGTGCAGTTAGGTTGCTGGATGAAGCAGACAAACTGATAAACAGTGAAGAGTTCCTAGATAAACTCGTAGCTAGAATCAGGAACAAACAATTATTTGGGGGTTAGGGTGGCTGATAACAAAGAAGATCTTGAAGAGCAACTGAAACAGCTAGCAATCAAGGTTTGTGAGCTAAATGGTATTGATCCGTTTGCAAAAATTGAAATCGAACAATGGCAATGGGTGGGGAATGAAGTTATACAATTCCTGGGAGCCGAACCACTAAACGAAACACCACAAAAACTGGATAGTTAAATGACTGAAGAACAGGAAATAAATATTGCTTTTGAAGTATGTGAGATTCAAAAACTCAACTGGGAAGAGGCGAAGATCGCTATTGAAGTTTGCAAGATAAGAGGGCTAAACCCAAATGAGGACTTGCAACATAAAATAAATGGTACTGATGTTGGCATCCTATCAAGATGGGTATGGGTGCTCGATGAATGCAAGACAATCATTGAAGTAACTGATGCTATCAGAAGATTAGAAAAGAAAAGAAGTTTAATCCACAGGATAAAAAGGTTTTTTAGAAATGACTGAAGAAGAACTGAAACAAGCTGCAATCGAACTTTGTAAGATCCGGGGGATTAACCCCTATGAGACATTACCTCACGACCCGTTAAGCGAAGAATTGTTTATGCTTTGCAGGTCAAAATGGGAAGAAATGGTAGTTGAGATCAAAACCCACAACGAGATTCAAACTGCAATTAGAAGGGCGGATACTAAAGCCGTAGTAGGTTACGAAGAGTTCTTTAGTAAATTCGTAAGTGATGCTAGAGAAAAGGCTGAGAATGATTAATAGGGGGCGATAGGGTGGAAATCTTCCTAAAGAAGCTCAATCCCTCAATACTTCAAGTTTGTGATCCGGCCTCGCAAGAAGCCATCATGAAAATGAAGCTGGGTCAGACTTACAAAGCTAAGGTTACAAGGTCTCGCAATTATAAGTATCACAAGAAGTTCTTTGCTCTGCTTAACTATGCATTCCACAATCAAGACGTGTACGATAACTTTGATTCCTTCAGGTATGAGTTGATCATTCAAACAGGGCACTATAGCTGGCATGCAAGCCTTGACGGCAAGAGCTACAAAATAGCCGAGTCGATATCGTTTGATAAAATGGATGCAACCAAGTTTGAGGAATTGTTTAGTCGGTCGATAGATATTATAATTAAGCACTTTATGCCAACTGCTACCGAAGAAGAGATTCTAAACATTATAGGGTTTGATTAAGTGAATAAGATCAAGCCCAAGAAGTGTAAAGTATGCAAGGGGGAATTCGTTCCCTCGAATACGCTGCAAAAAGTTTGTAGTCCGACCTGCGCATTACAGCATGTTAGAAAAGAACAGCACAAAGTTCAAAAGAAGAAAGCCATCCAGCAAAGGAAAGAACTCAAGAAAAGGAAGGAAGCTCTTAAAACAAAGTCAGACTGGACAAAGGAAGCACAAAAAGAATTCAATGGTTTCATTAAGGAAAGGGACAAAGATTACCACTGCATATCATGTGACAGGGAGCCAGATGGTAAGAAGCTACTCAAGCGAGGGGCATACGATGCCGGCCATTATCTCAGCATAGGTGCCAGGTCTCACTTAAGATTCCACGAAGACAATTGTCACAAACAATGCGTATATTGTAACAGGGAGTTATCAGGAAACGCTGTCGAATACAGAATCAGGCTCATCATAAGAATAGGGCTGGAAAGAGTGGAAGCGCTGGAAAACAATTACACAATCAAACGGTTTACAATCGATGAATTGAAGGAGATAAAAATTGGATATAAAGAACGAAGAAGAGAAATCAACAAAGATATCACCTAACCCCAGGAATACAATATTGTTTGAGGATCTCCGGCCTAATCAATTTGTAAGAGGGCACATAATTTGCGGGGGAATGATCCTTAATGTAAATGCATATTTCGATCCGCTTAGGGGTGTTCAGGTTACTTGCGAAGTCGATGAATTCTTTAACGGTGAGGGTTAAATCATGATACAGGCTGCAATGTGGATAGCTAGCGTACTGTTCTTGCTGTGGGTCGCTTTGGTTGTGCTTTGTATGGCATGGCCTATCATAAAAATGCTATGGAACGGCATGACTAGGTGGATCACAAAAGAGGATTTTTACATCACTTTTGCAACAATTGGCGTCATAGTGATCGCATCACTAATCTATTGAAATAATCCGCAAGTGTGGTATTGTCAATACTCAACTTCCCCAAGTTGAGTACTGTCTTTGGTTATATTTCTTAGGGCTAGCATCATCCCCCTTAATGGTGTTAGCCCCTTCCATTTAATTACCTAGAATGCCGTGATGCTTCTCAAGTACCACTAACCTCGCAGATAACTTAGAATTATCTACTACCTGAATTTTACAGACCTCCGAAAGATACTTAAGATCCTCATCCAGTTTATCAAGACTAGCCCCCATTTTTGTTAATACACTGCAAGTCGTATCAGTGAACTCAGCTACTTTGTTAGCCAGCTTAGTAATAGGGTTATCAGGATCAATTAAATTATCTCTAGCCTGGAACCAACTCTCAATATCGTGCGGAGAGCATCTATGGCAAAGACCATCAAGTAGATCCTTGTAATTATTCTTGCATTCTTTACACCTTAACATTTATATCCCCTTAAGCCATTCGTTAGTATTACCAACAAAGCCCAAATTAATGGGCTTGTGTTAGGTTGTTGAACCCCTGCTTAGATTAATTAGTCCATAGTGGAATCCTCCCTGTTAGTTTATATTTCTCCTCTAATACCCACTTAACCCCCAATTAAGGAGGCTAAGTGGAAAGGTTAAAATCAATCTAAACCACCATAGTAACGAACGCCATATCCTGACAATTTGAAGCTATCCATGTCATATATGGTGCAATGACCAAGATCTAGTATGACTATCTCCATACCTTCAGGGATAATAATTTTAACTGCATCTACCCCACAAAGCCTGCCAAGAGAGAAGCCTTCTTTATTGACAGTGTAAAACCTGTCACCTTCAAAACCATCACTTTCACTAGTTACCTCCCCACCTGCATCGATAAAAGGCCCTAACCAGGCATTGTATTCTTTGAGACTAGATGGCCTGCAATAAGCTCTGACATTCTTTAGATTTCTTTCGCTTTCAATGTCCATTTTACGGTGTCTTGCCTCCATCTCGGCCCGTTCTTGATTGCGTTTTTTCCTAATCTTTTTCAACTGATCTTCTATACTCATGACTCTGTTCCCCTTGTGTTATTGATTGACCTTTTACTTGACGGCGCGAAAATGGTTTACTTGACGTATTAAATATCAAGCCCATCGAAAACATGAAAAACACAATTCTCGGTCTGGTATGTGCCTATGTATACCCCTGTTTTTTCTGAAATCTTGTGTCCTGTACCATAGGTAAATATCCGATACTCAGTGTCAGCAAATTCAGGGTCAACCTTCAACCACAGGCACGGCTTGCCATTTTGTATTTGAACATCTAAATATTGAGAACCTGCGGGTGCCTTAATTACTTGAGAGTCAGTAATTTTAAGTTCTATTTTCCAGATTGTTTCCATCTTAATTTCCACTTTAGTTGTAAAGTATTGGTTTACTGCTGGCTCAATCCGCATAAGCATAAGTATTAATTTCACATCCGCTTATAACTAGAATAGAATCATCAGCGAATGTCCATTTAGTGCTTTCGTTTTCAACATCCTGATCAATATCAATAGCTATATCATCAGCTTCATTCATCATTGCGTTAGTATTGTCTTTATGAAAACTTACTATCATTTCTGCTTTGTTCATTTTGTTTCCCCTTGCTTGTTTGCTTTAACTTGAAACCATTATGTACTGTATCACTCATACAGTCAATGGTTTTAATTAATTACTGCTGGCTTAGTATTACTTTACGCACTTGAAGCCATGCTGATTAAACAAAGATCTTACTGTTCCAACATCAGACTTAAGTTCACTAGTGTTAGTGTCAAAATAAGTTTTAGCTTTCTTCAAACTCTTCTCTTCCATTGCTGAGTAAGTAGCCTGCTTGATTATCGCCTTGCAAGATTCAACTGTTAAGTAAATCCGCTTCATGGCACCCTTCTCCCAAACCTTTCCGCCAACCTTTAAAACGCTTTCTGTAGTTAGGTTGCTCATGATCTTTCCCTTTTGTTTGTTTGTCTTGATTGATATGAATATTAGACTGTATCACTCATACAGTAAATAGATTAGATGAGATAAATTAAAAGAGTTTTTAGTACTATCGTTCCAATTAAATGATCCGTCTATAATTTAGACACATGAACACAAAAGAGGCCACTATTGACTATCAATGAACAGTGCGTATACTAGTTAGTACGATCGTTCCAGAACTACGCTTCGTTGCGGGTTCAACAAATGGAGCGGTCGTGACAATTCAAGTTAGTACCATCGTACCAATCAATATAAACTGAACTGAGATTAAGCTATCTATGACTACTTTTCGTGAACTCAAGCCACTAGGACGGCCAGCTTTTGAGGTTACGGAAGAGATATTGGAGCAAGCTTTTAAGTTCAGATCTGAAGGATTCACCGTAGAACAAACCGCGCATAACATGGGAACCTGTAAAGCAACTCTCTGTAAATATCAAGCAATTAATACAGACTTGGCAGACGCTTTAAAAATGGGTAAGACGTTTGGCATACAGCCCGCTATTAACCAATTAAGAAAAAAAGTTGAAGAGGGTGACATTGCTGCAATTATTTATAATCTAAAATGTTTCGGTGGTGATGAGTTTAGACCTGATAAACCAGTGTCAAACATAGAGATACATAACAACAGTGATATCTCAGATGTCGAATTGGCTACCAAAATAGAAAAGGCATTAAATGGTAGAATAGAAAAAGAGAACAAGGAAGAAGATTCATAAATGATAGCCAACGAGGTTTATCATGAGAAACAAAGTAAGAAGAAAGATCAAAAACAAATTAAACACAATGCATATAGATGACTACACCAGAATTAAAATGATGCCACTTGCAAGAGCATTAAGAATGAGACAGAACATCGATCGAGATCATCCAACCAACAAGCCCATCACCTCTATATTAGTTAACAGAAGATTAGGTCAATTTAATGGAGCTGGTCCACGATGAAAGATATAGCCCTCGAAGCCATCAAGAATATAAGAGATAAGTTTATACAAGACGATCAATTTGAAAGTGTTGATAGTCGAATGATTCAGATGGTTGGTATTGATGAAAACGGTAAGGACCGAACCGGGGAAATGTATCGAGTCTCTAAGGACGGCAGATCAGAGAGGCTGGACCAAGACGATGAATAACACCCCTATAGCCATATCACTAGATGTAAAAAATCAACTCATAGAAGATTGCATTAGGCATGGTAGATCAACCACCTTAATAGAACAAAAATACTCAATAGCGAAATTCCTACACGCTGAACAAAAGCTATTGGATGAATTCCCTGATTACAAACCACCCTTAAAAGACATGCCTTTGGAATTCAGATGCCAAGTAGTTAATCATTATCCTAGCGCTGAAAACTCATTTCAATTCACGTTTCCAGAAAACACCCTGTCTGATATCAATAACGGTGTAATAGAGTCAGAAGATCAGTGCTCTTTACGTATCCCGATTACAACATCAAAAGAATTCACTCAAGAGAAACTTGAAGCTTTGGATAAGGTATTCATTGGTGACTTAAAACTAGTGAGGGTCGTATCCAATGACGATGACCCTAAGTGAACTCAAAGACTTTTGCACCCCTGAACGTTTAGCTCAAATCCCCCAAGACATGCGGGTTGAGATACTCCAATCCCTAGGCAATCTCAATAAGTGGGTTCCAACTGAAGGCCCTCAAGCTGATGCCTATCACTGCAAAGCTGATATCCTGTTTTTCGGAGGATCAGGTGGATGCGGTAAGACATCACTGATCTGTGGTACAGCCAGAGAGAAGCATCGCAAATCAATCATATTTAGAAAACAGTCAACTCAGCTTGTGGATATCATCGATGAAGTTAGAGGCATGTGCCCACCAGGCCACAAGTATAATGGTAAAGATCGAATATTCCGCTTTGATGGAATACAGATAGAGTTTGGCTCTTTCAATAATAAAGGTGATGAAGAAGGGTACCGGGGCAGGCCGCATGACCTTAAATGTTTTGATGAAATCTGCACCATCCCCAAAAAGCAATTCATATTTCTGACCGCATGGCTTAGGACTACGGATCCCAAAGCTCCCAAGCCAAGAATCATATGCACTGGCAATCCTCCATCCGATCCAGATGGGCAATGGGTCATCGAATATTGGGCTCCATGGCTTGATCCAAAACATCCTAATCCAGCCAAAGCTGGTGAGCTTCGATGGTTTACCACTATTGATGGCAAAGACGTGGAGTGCCCAAATGGCGATACTTTCAAGCATGGTAACGAAACTCTCACACCAAAAAGCCGTACCTTTATACCCGCATTGATTGATGACAATCCTTACCTCAAGGACACCGAGTATCGGGCTACCCTCCAAGCCATGCCTGAGCCGTTCAGAAGTCAGATGCTTTATGGTGATTTTTCCGCAGGTGTTGAAGACAATGCTATGCAAGTTATCCCCACCTCATGGATTGAGGCGGCAATGGATCGATGGGAACCCCGGAAGATCAAGGGTGTTCAAGATTCTCTTGGTGTTGACGTTGGCTGCGGTGGGCTTGACCAAACAGTCATCAGTGCAAGATACGGCAACTGGTTTGACGAATTAATAACTCATCCCGGCAAATCAACACCAGATGGACCCATAACAGCCGGTCTAGTACTGGCAGCCAGAAGAAACATGGCTCCAATCCATATCGACGTGATTGGATGGGGTAAGTCAGCAACAGATTTTTTGGTAAACGCTAAGGTTCAAACAATCCCCTGCAATGCTGCGAGCACGTTCGAATCAAAGCACCAGTCAACTGCCACTAAAGATGGGGCAGATGGCGTACTAAGATTCCACAATCATCGGGCAATGTGGTATTGGAGAATGCGCGAAGCCTTGGATCCAGAGAACGAATTAGCAATTGAATTACCAAATGATCCAGAGCTCAAGTCTGAACTTGCTGCACCAATCTGGAAACTAACTCAACGTGGAATCCTGATTGAATCAAAAGACGACATCAAAGACAAGCTCGGCAGATCCCCGGACAAAGCAGACGCAGTTGTGTTTGCCAACATTTGCACTGTTAAAGAAGAAGTCATCGATAACGAGAAATATGACATACCTGAAGAGGCCAGCTACTACTCATGAGCCAAGATAATGCCAACGTGGACATGAAGCCACCAGCCACAAGCGAAGAATCAAACGAGATCCAGCGTTGGGGTGAGCAGCTTGGCAAGGATTACTATGTGCTCGAAGGCCAAAGGGATCGAGGCGATAGGAATCTAAGATTTGCCCATATCCCCGGGGGTCAGTGGGAAGGCAGTGACGAGCAGCGATGGCAGAATCGTATTCGAATGGAGTTCAACAAAGTTTCATCGGCTATTCACAAGTTCAATGGTGAATCCCAATCAAACAGAAAAACTGTCACATATAAGCCAGCCACCGATGAGGGCAAAGACACTGCACGAATACTGAACGGACTATTCCGCAAAGATTTCCGGCAATCAGGTGGCGTCGATGCCTATGATGATTCGATAAACGAAATGGCAACGGCAACTGTTGGCGCCTATCGATTGACAACAGAGCGTTCTGATCCATCTGACATTGAAAGTGATAAGCAAAAAGTTGTTTGGAAGTTCATTCCCAATTCTTACAAGACTGTAGTTTGGGATTCAAACGCTCGGGAAATGTCAAAGAAGGATGCTCGTTGGGGAACTATTCTCACTCCTTACACTAACGATGCATTCGAGGAAGAATTCCCAGGGTTTCAGGTTGCCAGTGTCGGCCTGCCAGAAAAGAATGACCAGTTCTCATTGACTCGTAACTTTCGATGGCGCTCCAACGATACAATTTATGTTGCTGAGCGTTACGCAATTAAGAAGAAGAAGAAAACAGCATTCATCTATGACAATATCGAGACAGGTGAGCGTAAAGTAATCGTCAAAGATCAGGTCAAAGGGATTGAAGATGAGCTGCTAGATATGGGATTCAAAAAGGTTGGCGAAAGGAAGGTGATGGACCAGTGGGTTGAGAAAGCCATTTATTCTGGAACTCAAATGTTGGAGCCATCGACCAGAATTCCCGGCAAGTTTATCCCCATCATCGCTGTTTATGGCTACCGAACATTCGTTGACGATGCTGAATTCGTCACAGGCTTGATGGATAACTTCCGTGATGCTCAGCGCCTAGTCAACATGGTGCTGAGTAAGTATGCAGAAATCAGCAGCACCCAGCCTAAAGAGGTGCCGATTTTTACCACAGACCAAGTGGAAGGATTGCAACAACAGTGGGCAACTCAGCATCAGGGTCAAAAACCCTATGCTGTTGTCAAACCAGTCAAGGGTCCAAATGGTGAGATCGCGCACTTGGGTCCAGTTGGAAAACTCACACCACCAGCCGCAGACCAACATGGTCAGATGTTACTCCAATTCTCCAGTGATTTTATCAGGGAAGAAACAGCCGGAGCGCCTCAAGATTTCTCGGATCCTGATGCAAGTGGTATCGCCATTGAGAAAATAATCGAACGAATAAACATGGACCAAAAGCCATTGTTTACCAATATCGAGCGCTCATTAGTCAGATGTGGTGAGGTATATCGATCAATCCGTGCTGATATCGCCCTGACAGATGAAGATGTAACGCTGTTATCTGATGATTTGACAGAGTCAAGAGCGAAAGTTAACGAAGTTATTATGGATGAGGAGTCAGGTAATCTAAAAGTCATCAATGATCTAAGCAAAGGTGAGTTTGAAGTCGTTGTTGACACAGGTGCCTCCTTCTCAACTCAGCGCAACGAAACTGTTGACAGATTAAGTCGAATGCTTGAAAGCTCCAAAGATCTTCCGGCTATGGCCCCTTACACCGACATCATGGCGAACACTATCTTTAGGAACATGGACGGCATTGGTACTGAAGGATTGCAGAAACTAGCCCGAAGACTTGGACTAGAGGGTGGATTCATTGAGCCTGAAACCCCTGAAGATGAAGATATAGTCCAACAAGCACAGCAAGCCCAAAGCCAGCCTGATCCACAGCAAGAAGCTCAGAACGCATTGTTCACTGCCACTGCCAAGAAGGAAGAGGCTGAAGCTCAAGAGCGGCAGAGTAAAACGCTACTCAATACTAAAACAGCTGAGAAAACCCAAGCTCAAACAAGAGAGATCCTCGCAGGCATCGGCCTATCACAAGCACAGTTCGGACAGTCAACACGCGAGAATGCAGACAAGATGACAGCGGAGCGTGACAAGATACGCGCTCAATTTCTAAATGAAAGGATTAAAGAAAATGCCCAAGCACCCAGGCAAAACTCAGCATAACGTCAGCAAAACAATCCGCAAAGAAAGAAAGGCGGGTGTTCCACAGAAGCAAGCTGTTGCCATCGCATTAAGCAAAGCTAGCAAGAGGAAGAAATAGCATGTCAACTAAGACTACCAAGTTTAGTCAGCGATTAGCCTGGAATGTTAGAAAGCAAGTTAAGGCTGGCACTCCAAGAGGTCAGATTATGAAAGCTGCTTTGAATAAAACGAGAGGCAGAAAGGATAAATAGAATGCTACGTGCTGCCCATTCACTGCTAGCAACATCGGGTTTGGCCACATTCCCGTGAGTTGGCGAGTGGGCAGCACCAAGAATTTTAAACCAGTGCTACCGACATGCACTTAATAAGATGTCGAGATCCCTATAAATATTAGGAGGTCCATTTTGGACAACGAACAGATAGAAGAAGTACAAGACCAGAGCGCAGTTTCTAGCGAATCAGTTGAGGGTGAAGGGGGTGGTTCCCCAGAGCTTGAAGGTGAGGCGCTAGAGAAGGCATTAGCTGGTCAAGAGGAATCATCTACCTCAGAACCAAACGAAGCTGATTTAAAAGCTCACAATCGGAACATGGCATTAGAGCGAATCGAGAATACTAACCGTACCAGACAGGCACAGTTAGCTCGCGAAACAGAACTGAAGTCATTGGAAGATCTCAAGGCAAAGAATCAGGAACTAGAAAAGCAGATTGCAGGTGATCAGGGTGTTGGTCCGGCTCCAACTATGGAACAAGCAGGACACGACACAGATAAATTCCAAAGAATGTATTCTGATTGGCATCAAAAACAATCGGAACATAATTTGGAGGCCAACAAGCAAGCTGTGAAGCATGAGATTTCTGAGCAGTTCAAAACAATGAACAATCAGAAAACTGATGAACAATTGCAGAATGAGTACCAAGAGACTGTTAGTAAACATTACAAACGAGCTGACGAGATGAAGGTCAGTGACTATCAGGTGAAAGAAAAGGCTGCAATTGAAGTTCTTGGTGACGGTGTTGTCAATGAAATTATTAACAACTTTCCTGATTCCCAAAAGATTTTATATCACTTGGGAGCAAGCAAGAAACGAGCTAGTGATTTTGGCGACATATGCAAGAGGAATCCTAATCAAGCTTATGTTGAGCTTGGTAAGATAAGTGAGCGATTGAGTCGGCTAACAAATAGACCCAGGGCCGTTGAACCTGAAATCCAGATAAGCGGAGCCGGCACGAAAATGCATGGTGAAATGTCTTATAAGGAAATGAGGAAAGAAAAGGGCCTTTAATATATTTATAGGTGATTATCATGGCTATTACAGCTGCTAAAGTTATTGACCGAATTTTTAAAGAAGAACTGTTGCGTTTTGAAACTGACAACATGACTCTGCGTAATAATAAAATTGAGCGCATGGGTGGAATGGAGTCAAACAGAAATGAAGCTAAAGAGTGGGTTGACAAGCCTGCCATTGCGGTAGCGCAAGACGGCTTGGATATGACTGATAAGTTTCAGAACTTTACTCACTTGTCCGTTCCTCGCGTTGTCAACACTTATACTAACCATCCATTTGCGTTGCAGAACACCGATACTCTTGACGAGTATGAGCTGGCTCGTGAGTTACGAGCAGGTTTCCAAGCAATCGGTGCTCGTGTTAACCGTGCGATGGCTATCACTATCTACAATCAGGGTGCTATTGCAGTCGCAATCGATAATGGTGGCGCTGGCGGTACTCCAATCACGTTTAACGATGTCAACAAGATTAGAACTGCAATGATCGGCAATGACATTGACATCACTACGCCTAAAACGCTGATGATGAATGTTCGTGATGCCGGTCTGGCTGCTGATGATTTGGCGACTCGACAAACGTTGAACAAAGGTAGTATTGCAGAGAACGCATACGAGGAAGCTTTCATAGCTCGAATTTCTGGATTGAAGATCTTTGAGACTGGCTTCACTCCTCCTGTGCCTGCCAATGGTGCCACTGTAACGGTAGCTGGAGCTGATCAGAACGTTGTTCCAGTATCTGCCACTATCGATGCGAACGGTGATCCTACCAACGTTGACAACCGCTCGCAAAATCTTGTGGTTGACTCAACTACTGGTGTGGTTGCGGGTGATAAGTTCACTCTTGCTTTAGTGTTCCAAGTCAGCATGATTAACAAAAAGGTTAGCACATCAGTGCTTCAGACTTTCACTGTTAAAAGTGTTGTTGATGCCACTAACCTTGAGATTAGCCCGCAGATCGTTGTTGATCCTGGCACTATTACGGATCAAGCAACTCAGGCCGAAGCTAACTACGCTAACTGTAGTGTGGCTCCAGCTAATGCTGCTGCTTTGACTTTCTTGAACTTGGTTGAAACTGAGTCCAATTTGTTTTGGGAAAATGGCGCGGCTGTTCTTAAGACTGCTCCTGTCGTAGGTAGCGAAGATAAGTTAGGGGGGATCATAATCTCTAACGAATCTACGGGTGATGATGGTCTTGGATTGAACTTTGTGCTAGCTAAGCAAGGTGATATCAACGACTTCTCAGCCAAATGGCGTTTAACCACTAGGTTTGGTGCCAACTTGGATGAGCCGGAAAAAGCTGGTGTGTTATTGACTGACCAGTAAAACTAAAACCGGGGGTCTTCGGATCCCCACCAATTAATTAAAAAAAGGTGGCACACAATGGCCGATACAAATGCGATGTTAAACTGGGGTGTTAGAAGTGAGCATAATAAACAGGGGTATGAATTTAAAGAATACCCAAAGATGATCGATGACTTGGATAATCCAGGCAAGAAATTCGCGATAGGCTCTTTAGAAGAAGAGTTTAAATATTACGATGAGATAACCCCTGAAGGTAGGAAGAAACTAGCAGACAAAGAAGCTGCTGACCAAGCTAAGAAGCTTGAAGAACTTGAGATGCGCAAAGAACTAGAGCGCAATAAAAACGCTCGTTTGGTTGAAGCTAAGCATGCGGCTGAAGTTACGGTTAATTCAAAACTAGAAGAAGCCAAGAAGAAAGCGAAGGGGATTATCGCTAAAGAAAAGCGAGAATCAAAGAAGGTTACCGACAACACAGAACTATTCGAGACCCAAGAGGCAGGTTAAATGTCAATAGCTAAGCAGATTATTCAGGGCGCGTTACGGTTTAGGGGGTCTGATTCGTCAGCCGCCCCTGCCGATACGACGCTATATGCAGATGCCTTTCCTTATCTGCTTGGCTTGATTGCGCGATTGGAAACCGAAGGCATTACCACAGGTTTGACAGTGCCCGTTACTATTGATGATGAGCTGGCTGAGAATGTCGATGTCACTCTTCCTTTGATTTCTAACTTAGCTGTCAGTCTTCTATTTATAAGAAAGCCGATTGATGCCGATCAGTACTCTGCTGCTAACATAGATAAAATTAACCTCAGCGCAACTTATGGAAACGCCGGCGTTATACCACAACAATTATTTCCAACGACTACGCCCAAGGGTGAAGGGAATTTCACTAGCCCATGGCGTCCTGAATTCTTTTCGAATCCAGATGCGGTGCTTAATAATCAGAACGGCGTGATTACCATCGAAGGTGACTGTTAATGCCACGAATAAGTGATCTAAATAAAGTAACAGAGCTTAATGATACTGATCTGTTTTTGATTCAGTTGGGCAACGGTCCTAGTCGGGCTATCACCTTTGCCGATCTTCAGTTAGAGATATTGATGGGTGGCGGTGGCGGTGGCGGCAACATGACGTTTGTTGGCTCGACTCCTGTTACTGTTGGCTTCTTCCCTGTATTCCAAGACACGAGCGGAAACAATTACGAATCTAGCGTTGTATCATCCAATCAGATAGTCACGAACGCGGGCGACATTGCTACCAATACATCTTTGATATCAAGCCTGCAAACACAGGTCGCACTCAAGCAGGACAAGTCACCTATCGATGGCATCAACTACGTGCTACTCAATGGTGACATTGATGCGTTAGTCATTGCGAGCACACCGGGCTTACAAGATGCATTGGATCTAAAAATTGAGGGCCCTGCTACTGCCACTGATTCAGCCATAGTCCAATACGATGGTACCACAGGAAAGCTTGCGAAAGACGGTCCTGTATTTGGCTCTTCAACTGGCGATGCAATCCTGTTAGAAGATGTGAGCGGCAACCCTGGTCTACCGGCTGTTGATGGATCTCAGTTAACTAATCTACTTCAAGAAGTACCATTATCTTATTCGTTCAATACGTCTGTATCTGCCTCAGATCCTGGCCTGGGTTTTGTATCGCTTAGTAGTGCTGATCCAGATCTCGCTGACACAATGTTCATCTCTACGCAAGATCGTAGGGGTGCAGACATGTCGGAGTTGATAGATCAGCTCGATACAAACTCTAAAATATTCGTTGCTAATGACAGTGATTCAACTTTTTCGGTGCTGTACAACGTCACTGGCAAGCCTGTATTGGCCGGTAATTTTTACACTATCAGTATCTTTTTTGTTGGCACTTCATCTCCTGGTCAACCTTCATCAAATGACAGCATGTCTTTAACGATCGACAACAGCGAAGCTCTTAATCGTCGAATAAACGAGGAAGCAAGCAGCAAGATAATTCCTGGCAGCGGTGGTGCGCTTAGCATTGATTCTCCCGGTGTTCCTCCCGGTGAATCTTTTAGTGTTACTGCGGGTAAAGCTAGAATAACCAACATTGACACTACACAAACCGATGTTAACTTCGGTCCGTTCAATGGCGTAACGATAACGACAACTACTGACACAGCTTTATTATTTATTAATAGCTCTGGAATACTTGTTCAAAAAGAAGCGCCATCCCCTAACGATATGCGCACACTTGCCTTGCTGGGGTTTGCAACCAAGGATCCGACCACAGGATTATTAGTTTTAGTTGGAGAATTTCCCCCATCTGTTTATCAAACGTATGCCCATATATCCGATATTGGTTTTCTTATTTCTGGTGCTGCCGATTCAACTGCTAGGATCGATGATGCCGAAGTCGCCGATACTTCTTTCCAGAGATTTGCAGGCAAAGGTTATTCTTTCCTAGGGAATCTAACTACTGATGTAAACGCACCAAGCGAGATTGATATACCTGCGCTAAGCCCAACAACATTTCGAACTTATTTATTTGACGGCGTTGTTGAGAATGTTATCTACTCTGGTTTGGGCACTGATACTTTAATTGATCCAACTGTTTTTGATAACTTGTCAGGCGCACTGGTTACGATGCCAGGGAACAACAGTCAATCCCAGATAATAAGGGTGTTCTGGCAGCCGAACGCTCTCACAGGTCCAGAGATTAGGATCATCCATGGCCAGGAGTTGTTTGCTAATCTAGCCGAAGCGGTGAATGGCTTAGCGTCATACTTTCCAGTCATCCCAAGCCAGGTTGAATTAAGCTCGATTGACTTGGGCGGAATTGTTGTCAGGAAAGGTGCTAGTGACTTCACTGACACAGGCCATGCGGTATTTTTTAGACGCTCGCAGATATCCGGCGGCGGTGGTGGATCCGTGCAACAGTCGATGCAAGACACCTATCAAAATTCTTTGCAGCCTCAGATCACAACAGCCGTTGGTGATGGAGCCATACAGTTCAAAGATGGGCAAGCAGATGATTCGCTAGCTATCTTTGAGATACTCGATGAGAATGACACGGTAGCGCTTAAGGTAACTGGAGCGGGTGTAACAACAGCTAGGGGTCTAGACAGTGTAAACACCGGCGTAATCTTTATGAGTGGCCCTGTTACCCTTGATACGGTGACCACTGTTGATATCCCGGCTATCGATGGGTTAATAATTAATGGTTATGACGACTATTTAAATATACTAACAACAGAAGTTAAGTTTCCTGGTCAACTTGGTTTTACTATTCCCAATTTAGGAACCGAACAAGATACCTATTTATTCATAGATAGCTCTAGCAATTTACAAACTCAGAATACATCACCAACGCCAGCGCAAAGACGTACCAACGTTTATTTCGCTAGCACTCTGAACAATACGAATACAGCAGAGATTCTAGCTGTTCTAAATGCTCCGGTGGTGGCTGGCAATGTTGCGGAATCTTTCAAAGATCGGGAAAATTTCCAAGGCATATTAGGAGACGGTGGTGGTGTAGAGCAAACTTTTGATACTGGTACAAACGGCTTGCTGGCTATGGAAGTTGGCCAGCTAGACATCTACTTAGCAAATGTGAATTGGCATGCATCAAAGACTAACCCCAACACTACTGCTTTTATAGCCCAAGATCCTGTCGTATTTAATTACATGTTACAGGACGGTAGTCTATCGGGTGGTGCGGTCACCTTAATTGAGCCTGGCAGTTATGATGTCGGTGGGGTCAAGACGACTATTCCGGGCAACAATGCGCGGTCTACTATCCAGTACATTTGGAAGTTGATTGACGGATCTCACATAGTTCAATTTGGCCAAGACTTCTATACCGATTTCGATGATGCCTTAAACGCGGTAGCGCTCGATCGACAATTGCGAGTTACTCCCGACATACTATTAGCTTTTGGTATTGAGCTTGCCGCGATCGTTATTAACAAAGTAGCAACTGATCTAGCCGATCCGACTGAAGCAGCTATAGTGCAAATAGGCGGTGGTGGAGGCGGAAGCGGTGGTGGCGCTGGTTCTACTACCTACACTGGACTAACGGATACTTCATCTGTAGCGGGTACTACTGGCGCAGTAGTCTTGTGGGATAACCCTTCAGAGACTCTTCTAAACAGCGAGATAGTTTTCAACGGAACTGCTGATTTCTTCAGACTTCAAGATCTAACTTCGATCGTAACTGATTCGTTATATATCGGGGCAGACAACAATGCTCTCAACATTGCCAACGACAATAACTGTGTTCTCGGAAACGAGGCAGCGGACTCGATAACGAATGTAGGGACTTTGACGGCTTCTGGTAATAGATCAGCAACCTCATTATCAACTGGCACGGGATTCACTGTCCTAGGCTATGAAGCTGCTCTAAACGTTGTTACCGCAACTAATAGTGTTGCATTAGGTGTCGGTAGTTTTGGACTACCCAGCACGTTCAACACGTCCAATTCAGTTGGTGTTAATAATTTCAGCGCTATCACTTCAGCCACTAATTGTGGAATATATGGAAATGCATTAGCGGGCCCAGCTGGCGCTATCACTGATTATCTTAATATCCATGGGATTATACAGGCTGAGTTAGTAGGGACTGGTACGGTAGTCATAGGTGGCGCTGTCAACACTAAACCTGCTGATACCCATTGGAGTTTACAGTTAGGATCGACTGATGGCGTGTTAGGTCTCAACTCATTGACGAACACACAAGAAGGAACCCTATCACCTAATTTTGTCGATGGGGATTTGTGGTACAACAATGAGATTGATGAATTTAAGTTTCGTCGAAATGGAGCAACTGAAGAACTATTGTCTATTAGTGGTAATGGTGTCACTGATTCTATCATGACGTGGGATGCCTCCGGCAACCTGCAAAATACTGATTTTAAATATACTGACGGTAATGGATTTACATTATTTGAAACTGGCGGATTAAATAACGAGTCTTTATATTTTGGTGTTAACAATAATCAAGGATTATCGACAGTTCCTAAGAATACAGCTTTTGGTCATCAAGCTTTGCAGTCTGTTACGGCTGCTAGTTCTCTGGTTACTGCGGTTGGTGGTAATGCTGCTGCGTCCTTAACAGCTGGTTCAAGCGGGGTCTTTATTGGCGAGTTTGCTTTAAGAAACACCACAGATTCTAATCAATCTGTTGTTGTAGGTTCTACTATCTCATCAATGCCTGATCCGTTTGCTGACTCTATTTCAATCGGTTATCGGAACTTTTTTAGTGTAACTGATTCAACCAAAAATATTATCATAGGGCATAACATAGCGGGGCCCGTTGGGATTGTTTCAGATTATCTAAACATTCAGCAAACAATCCAAGCTGATACATCAAACGATTCGGTAACGATTGGCGATGCAATAAACGTAAAACCAACTAATACACATAGATCATTAGCATTAGAGTCTAACACTCAAGTTCTTGGTCTTAACTCTCTAACGAATGCGCAAGAGTTAACAGCTAGCGCAAGCATTACAGAAAGGGATATTTGGTATAACTCTGACCGGGATAAGTACAGAGTTAAAGAGGCGGGGATAATTAATGACTTGATTGCAGGTCTACCAACTAACTATATTCAATGGCAACGAGGGGTGACGTATCTATCAGGCACTACAATTAGATTACTTGCTAACACTACACCTATAATTTGTCGAGATGACACAGACATTTTTGATATTATACTACCAGGAAATCAAACGGTTGATAGAACTAATATTGGAGTTAACGGTTTGGATGTTGGGCCAATCACTGGCGATACGATGTATGATTTTTATGTTATTGCAGATACAACGGGCGTGAAGGCAACGGGTTGCTTGATGGCGCAACGCGGCCTAGTCCCTGTTTTACCGACCGGTTACGATGTTAAAAGATTTCTAATAGCACTTCCTACAAATGCTAGCAATAATTTCATACCGTTTGTGGCAACGTATATTGGTAATGCATATAATGTTACCTATAATGCAGCCGCTACTTCTCGGATTATTTTAGATGGTGGACAGGGGGTTACACCGACGGTAGTGAGCGCGGAATTCTCAACTGTTGGCGCTCCTATGATACCCACCGCCATTAACGTCAAGTTGCAAATGACAGCCGAATTTACAACGGCGGCGGCTGGCGACGAAGCATACCTATTGCGCGATGATTCAAACTTCTCTATTGGTACAAGTGGTAGTTTTATTAAGCCGGGATTTGTAGGAACACAAGCAGTTGAGAAAATTATAAATATAACTAATGCCAATAATCCGACGTTTAAATATAATTTGAATAATTCTAGCGCTTCGTTAAATCTCTATTTTGATTCCTACGATTTTTCACTGAGGTAATGAAATGCCAGACTTTGATTTAGGCTTACAAGAGTTACCGAAGGGATTGAAAGGTCTGGATGATTTACCACGCCGTCAAGAAACCTTGGTTAATCTTTTCTTCAATGGTGAAGGGATTATTCGCAGGCATGGAATCAAGACTGCTGTTGACTCTTTAGATGCTGATATCGTTGGCGAAGGTATTTGTCGAGGTGCGGCAAAGTTCACGAATCCCAGCACACTACTTACAGAACTCTATCAAGTCAGTGGTACTGCATTTATCCGTATCGCATTGGATGGCACCAAGACTATTTTTCCTTTGGCTATCCCTGGAAACAATCGAGTCATATTTGCCAAGACTGTTGACTTCTTAGTATTCATAACAGTGGGCGGCTCAACTGCATTTTACTTCGACGGTACCACTCTAACGGCCAACACGACTGTTCCCCTTGGTGGCTATAGAGACATTGAAGTGGCGGAAAATAGATTCCTCTATGTTTTATTTAACGGCTCAGCGATTGAACTCTCAGACAATACAACGGGAGGCACAAACAATCCTGATGACATTGTTGATGTGTTCAACGCTGAAGATCTGCCAGACTTGAACACCGGGATATTCAATAACAACGGTGACATTTTCATTGGAGGCACTGATTCATTTCAGCTGTTTCGATTCAATCCTATCGAAGGGATATCAATACCATTTACAAAAGTGGATAGAGCTACTGACAATACGGGTTACGTTTCAGGCAAAGTGAGATACCAAGCAACCTTTGCCTTCCTTGGTCAGCCTGCGGGTGAATCCTACGGGTTTTTTGTCAAAGGCCAAGGCGCTTCCACAGAGATTTCAAACGATGCAGTGGCCAATATTTTAGCCCAGGAATATTCCCGCAACGAATTGGAAGCCTGTGTCGGTTATAGGGTAATCCAAGATAATAAAGAAATAATCTATTTCAACCTTGCTCGACATACTTTCGGCTTCCTTCAGGGCAATTGGTTTTTGGCACAAAGTGGCGTAGTGGCTCAAGAGTTAACGGCTAATTGGCGAGCAGCTTACCCCATTTTTATCTATGACAGATATTTTGTGGGTGATCATCAGGACTCTCGGATTGGAACCTTGGATCCAGTTTTTAAAGAATACGATGGAACCGACATAACCGATAATTTGATTGAGTGGAAAATACGCACATTCGTTATCTATGGAATCAATGCTGAAGTTGAGCTTGAATCAATCGAACTTGATTGCCTTGTCGGCACTGGCCAGATTGATCTGACTGTCCAGCCTGAAGAAATCATAGGAACCATTGGGCTTGTGCTCTCCCAAGACGGCGTTGTATTCGAACGTGATAACGAGATGACCAGATCGTTAGGTGCTGCTGGCAAGTACAGGCGAAGGGTGAATTTTACTGGAAGTGGTGGAATGGGAACCTATGAAATAATGACAGGCATCGAATTAAGAGGCACAGCGCCAGTGAATTTCTCCTTGTCTGCTTTGAAGCTGGGTAATTTCCAATGACCATTACAAATGATATCAGATACGGTGATAATATAGCCGATGAGAAAGGAATAGCGTCAGAACCTTTTCGAGCGATGCTTGACGAAATAGTACAGCAAATAAACGCCCTTACTCCGCAGCTATTACCATTGACCACATCAGCCAATCTAGTTGACATCACTGATCCGATTAACACAACAGCAAAGTTTTTCTACAAAATGAACTCAGACACAGGCAGGCCGGTCTTCCCAAGAGGACCAGCTGCAGCTGACCTCTGGACAGAAGCCGATGGCATCACCACTTTTACACCAGTTTAGGAGCAAAGAATCATGGGACTAGGCTTAACGAATCCATTCTCAAGTAGCAGAGGAAGAAGGGCAGCTCGCAGGGCGGAAACCGCAAAATTGGCAGCTGCTGATGAAGCCATTGGCACTTTTCAGCAGGGTGACATCAAACGCTTTGAACAGCTCTCACCCCTTAGAGACGTTGGAACCGAACAGTTTGAAACTGGCAGGCAGTTGACCAGTGCTGGCGTTGACTTCCAATCTCGTGCCCCTGGTTTGTTTGACGAAGCCCAAGGCCAGTTTGGATTTGGCGGTGAACAGCAAGCGTTTGGCTCACAGTTGCAATCCCAGCTCCCAGCACTTTTACAGCAAATTCAACAGGGTTCTACAGCCGGCGGTTTTGCTTCAAACATTGAGGGGCTTAGGAGTGCCTTTGCTCCATTGATTGCACGTAGGCAGGCGGAGAGTGCTACCCAGCTTCAAAAATTGGGTCTTGGAAGATCATCCGATGTAATCAACAGAGCCGCTGATATCGACCTAGAAACTTTGATAGGGCTAGAGTCTGACTTATTTGGTAGGACTACGGATCTAACAAAACTGCAAGGTGATATCGCTGGCCAAGCTTTCGACTTTGGAGGGAACGCGTTTTCAACTGGCGGTGATCTTATTGGCCGTGGAACAAATATTTTTGGCGCAGGTACTGATGCGATTACAGGTGGATCAAATATTCGGACACAAGGTGCTGAGAGCTTTTTTACAGGCACACCACAAGATAGCACTTTTGATATCGCAGGCCTACAAGCACAAAAAGGCGGCATAAGAGCTGATAGCATACTTGCTCAGAATCAGGCAAGGAGTGGCGCTCTTGGTAATATTGTGAACGCTGCCACTGCATTCGCAACAGGTGGTCTCAGCTTGCCATTCACTGGCGGCTTTGGTGGCGGTGGCGGTGGTAATGTAGGCGCTCCAATTTCTCTCAATGAAGAAATAAGCAGAACAGCGTAATTTTAAGGAGATTCAAATGGCGACTGTCCAAGTTGGCGGACCAAGCATACTCGGAAACATAGGCGGTGGTATCGATTTTACCCCCCTAGGTGAGGCGTTTAGACAAAACAGACTCGACAAACAAGACCTTGGCTTTGCTCAATCAAAACAAGATATTCTCCAGGCTGCTGAAGGTCGGGCAGTTGAGCAAGAAGCTCGAAAGGTTCAAGAGTTTCAACGACAACAAAAACAATTTGCTACTCAATTGCAGGATGAGCAGGACAAAAGAGAAGTCTTGCAAGAACTTCGATCTGATATTGAAGAGCAAACTTATGTTGCGCCGATCCTTGCTGCTGTTAAGAGTACTGATAGCATTGAGAAAGTTAGAAGCGTGATGCAAGCGCAAATAACTAGAGCCAATAATGATAAAAAACCTGAGATTGCCAAGCAGATATTTGAACTTATGAATGGCACTGAAGAACAAATCAGATCTAACATCAATGCTATTCCCGGTGAACGAAAAGCTCTGCGTGAAGAGGCTGCGATCCTTGGTATAAATGTTCCTGGTTTGACTGGTCGAACAGCTGAAGAAAAAACTTTCAATGCTTTAATTAAAGATCTTTCGCCCGAAGATCAGAAAAAAGCTAAGCTTGTAAAAGCAGGTCTACGACCAAAAGCACTAACGGATCAAATAGTCGATGTTGGTGGAGTTCCTCATAGCTTCAATAGAAATACAGGACAATTGGAGCCAGTAAAGATTAAAGGGAAAGAAGTAACAACCCAGACAGTGGCAGATAGCAAAGCCAAAATAAAAGCCGATGTAAAACTGGCTGAGAAAAAAGCTATTGCTGAAGGTGAAACATTCACGGCAACGGCTAAGGCAAGGGCGGCTTTACCTGGAATAGAAGAGGTAGTTGGAAAGCTGAGAGTATTGGCTGATCAAGCTACCTTCACACTGAGCGGCAAAGCTTTCAACGAAGTAGCCAAACAATTTGGATTCGCAACCAAGGGCGATACTGCCAGGGCCTCAATGATTGCTCTGATAGATAATCAGGTTCTACCTTTGCTCAAACCAATTTTCGGGGCTGCATTTACCGAGAGAGAAGGAGAAAGCCTGAAGAAATCAATGGCTGATCCTAATTCAACTCCAGAATCAAGACAGGCGCAGCTCGATGCCTTCCTTGGCCAAATGCGGCGCAACATTGAAACGAGCGAAAGAGAACTTGATATTCTTGGCGCTGATCAACCAGGCGCTCAAGCCCAACCAGAAGCACAGCAAGAAACAGGTATCACAGCCGAGCAATTTAGATCTATGACACCAGAACAAAGAGCGGCAGCCCTTCAACAATTACAGGTAAGATAATGGCAACCTTACAAGAACTGTTAGCAATACAAAATGAATTGGATGCTCCTCAACAAGCGGCCTCTCTTGATGAGTTGTTGGCTATTCAGCAGGAATTGGATCAGCAAGAAGCGGATAGGGCAGACTTGCCAGGTGCGCCAGTGGATCCATCACAAGCTCAACGAGTGCCGCAAGAACCCGGCTTCCTAGAGCAGGGTGTCAGCTTAGCGGGTGAAGTCGCGGCTGGTGCTAACAGGGCAATCCTCGGCTTAGGTGACATTGCTTTGAGTCCTGTTAACGTTGCACTGCAATTGGCTGGACAAGACAGAATACCGCCTCTGACTGGGATAGCCGGTCAACCTGGCGACATTGCCGGGGAAGGTCTGCCGGCAGAGATAGCTAGCGCTGTTGGTGAACTCGGCACAGCCGGTTTAGGTGCTGGTGGTGCATTACGTGCAGGTGCTGCATTATTACCAGAAACCATAGCCGGCAAAGGCGCAGTTAGTCAGGCACTCAGCAGAGTTGGCTTTGATTTACCAAAACAACAAGCATCACTAGCTGTCTCCAAGCAATTAGCAGCTTCAACCCCTGCCCTTGACGTGGCAGCTGGCGCGGGTGCTGGCGCTGGCCAAGAAATAGGGGAAGATATCGGCGGCGAAGTTGGTCAAATTGTTGGAGCGTTGGCGGGTGGTTTGGCGGGTGCTGGCGTGGTCCAGGGTGCTCCGGCATTAGCTAGAACACTGGTCAATAAATTTGGCAAGAACATTGACCTAATCGATGTTCAATCAGGCTTACCCACTCCCGAACTTCAAAAAGCTTTGGCAAAAAGAGACATGGATTTCGGGTCCATTATTAATGAAGCTGATTCTCTGCCAAGACTCTCCGGAAAAATGACTCCCGATGAAGTGGTTGACCAGATTGTTAAACGCAAATTAAAAACAGGTGCAACTGATAACGCACTGGCTACCATCAAACTAGATCAAGGCCGAATAGTTGCTGATGAGCTTGGTGAAGAGGCTGTTAAGCAAGGCTTTAAAGCTGGCGATGTGGCCGGCGTCAAAGGTGCTAATGCCCAAACAAAAAGAGAGATGGGAAGAATCCTAAACATGACTCGCGCAATATTGGCGGACTCTTCTAAGGTAAAAGACTTTCGACCAACTGACGTTGTTGGTGAAATAGTAATGTCAAGGTTTACAGGTATTAGAGATAGAGCTAATACGCTAAGAGACCAACTTAATGCAATGACCAAGAGAGACAGGATAGAGGACCCTACAAAAATAGAAGGTCCTGAATCCATTAGGAGTATTAAAGGTCTAAAGATTGATACCGATCCTGTGTCAGATAATTTCTCAAAAGAATTAGACGATCTTTTAATAACTTCTGAAGGTTCACCGCCTAAGCTTGATTTTACTAATTCTTTAATCTCAGAAGATCCAACATCCCAAAGAGTTATAGAAAGCACTTTACGACTACTGAAAAAAGGTGAAGCTTCTGGTTCGGTTGATGCTGTTCAGGCGCATAACCTTAAAAAACAATTAGACAACATGCTGGACTTCAATAAGAAATCAGCTCCCGGCCTAACTGATGCCGGTAAGAAGTTCGCCAAGAGCATTAGAAGATCTTTGAATGAATCAATCAGAGATGTATCCCCACAGTATGCCAAGGTCAATGACGAACTTAGTTTAGCTATTACAACTATGGACGACTTTCAAAAAGTACTAGGGACCTCTAAAGATCTTTTTGCCCCTGGCGCTAGTAAAGCAGTAGGGGATGAATTGAGAAGCTTGCTAAGTAATATCAAAAAAAGGACTAAGCTTGAAAACTCTCTAGATAACATTGATAGTACCTTCCGACAAATGGGCGGCAATACTGATGTTGATGTTAAAGACTTGGTTAAGTTTGCAAATATCATGGATGACCAGTTCGGTGCTATAGCGGATACTTCTTTTAAAGGTCAGATTGCATCAGGTATAAAACAAGCTGGCAGAGGTGTTGATACTCCCAAGCAAGCTGTCAAAGAGTTTATATTTGAAAAAGGCGCTGAGTTAGTAGAGAAAGTAATAGGTGCCAATGATACTGGTGCATTAAATGCGATGCAAAGAATTCTAAGGAGAAATTGAGATGTCAATTGATGTAAGCGGAATTTACCAAGAGTTAGATGAAGAAGGAAAACCGGCTATTGGGTACTTCAGGTACTATGGTCAACCTGGCCTGATTGCTGAGAATAACCCTAAAACACCTTTCATTGATAACGATTTCAATGTTGCCGCATCAGCTGAGCAAGAGCTAAATACTTTCGGTAGAACTAACGTCCAACTCTTTTTACAGGGCCTTTACTCTATTGCTGTTTATGATAAGCAGAAAGATGAGATCGATGCTGTATTAGTTTATAGAGCCGATCAAGTTGGTATCTCAACAGCCGGCGGTGGTGGTGGAACAGAGAGAGTCTTTGACAACCTTGGCAACACTACAATAGTTGATGAGTCTAGCACTAAAGGCATTGTCCTAAGTGCATCGGCTAACAGTACTCTAAACTATCTTGATTCTGAAACTATGCGATGGAATACAGTTGACCGCGAGATCACTGGCGGACTCAACGGCACTGGGAATATTGTTTTCGATGCTGATGCAGCTGAGCTAGTAACAAGAGGGCCAACAGGCAACGGTTTAATCCGCATCAGTGCGCCAGCTGCTGTCGATACTATTGAATTATTTAGCAACGGAACATTACCTACATCCACCTCAAGATTATTGCTTGGTAACAATAGCGCTGTACTAGGCACAATATTAGATACTAGCCTAGCATTAGGGTTCCAGTCTGCAATATTACAAGTAGACGGATCCAACAGGTTTATGGAACTTAGCAATGCAAATGGTTTTAATGTTGTCTTGGCACAAGGCGATGAACTGATAGAAATTGATTTTTCTCCTAATTTCTTTTTAATGGCTATCAATGGAAAGTCTTTGCAGTTCGATACTACAGAAAGTAGATTTTATGGGCCTGTCCTTTCTGCTGACCCCACTATCGTATCAACTACAACCGCCACAACAATAGAAGATAATGCTGTTAATATCCAGACAGCTTCAGGCAGCAACGGAGACATAACGATAGATGCGGACAGCGCTTTAATTCTTCGGGGTAATGCTAACGGTGGATTCAACACCATAAGACTAGAAACCCCAAACACAGGACAGATAAGCTTAATAGCCTCCGATGGCAGTATAAATATGCAATCCCAAGGAGGTGTTGGGAAAGATATTTCTTTAAATGCTAACGCTGGCGGAATTGATATAGATGGCGCTACTATTGATATAGATGCAACAGTTGACGTGAATATCACTAGCGGTGGTGGTGCGGGTCAAGACATCACATTAGACGCGGGAGCTGATGGAGCGGTTAGTTTAATTAGCGATGATGTCACAATGAATGTTGATACTTCGGTTACTGTCGATAGTGATTACACTGCGGGTACTGACGTGCCATTCACTATCAGAAAAAATAGTAACAATCTTGCAACTGATTCTTTTATAGAGTGCCTCAGGGTCGGTGATTCTGATGATGGTTTTATAAACATGAATACTATCGGCACGTTAAGTTTTGGTGATGCAGCCTCCGATTATCGATTGAAGTCAGATTACACTAAATTAAGCGGAATTCTAGCCAAGATTAGCAATGTATCTGTTTATCATGGCACATTCAGCAAGCCAAAGAATTTAAGTTCTAAGCATCAAATGGATTATTGGATAGCTCACGAAATGAAACAAGAGTTTCCTGGATTAGTGTCTGGCGTAAAAGATGAGATGGATTTGGAAACTGGCAAACCTATCTATCAATCGATAGAATGGAGCACTGATAAAGAAAAGATTTTATGGGCAGGCTTAGGAGAAGCCTGTGAATTAATAAAGGATTTGACTCAACGAGTAGTAGAATTAGAGAAGATTTAACATGGCGGGAATGGCGAAGAAATCAGCATCAGAAAAGGATAAGCGGGCTAAGGAGAAGGCTAAAAGTAAGGCGAAGGAATCGACGCTGAAGGTTACTAAAACTGGTAGCAACGGACGCAAGGAGCCGGTCAGGGAAAAGAGGGTATCAACTAAAAGAGTATCCACTGGAAGGAAGCCAAGAAAGAGAGCCTGATGATTTTTATATACCTATCAATTATCTTTTTTTCAATCCTGATATTCAATCCAGAATACAGGCAGGTAGCTGTCATTCTGCTTTTATCCTCCGTGATATTTGCCCTGGTTGAGATGCCAATAGTTTTGATAAGCACGATTGACTGTATTGCAGGCTTCCTACTAGTCAATGTGCCACACGGATTTCGGCAAGTGCCACTATTATTAAGCGCAATTTTATGCAACGGACTGCTACAATATGATGTTTTAAACAGTACTGATTTGATTTATTCCCGGTATGAGTTTCTGATAGGTGCTATCATTGTAGGACAAATGATTTTATTATCAGATGGTATTAGAAATGGACTACTTAATATACCTCACAGAGTATAAAACACTGATCAGTATTTCTATCAACTTTATTTTCTTAGCAGCGTACGGTTATGCAAAATACAGATCCAGAAAAAATAGCCTCAACAATCGTAGTAACAACCGGGCTTGGAGCGCCAGCCCTAGGTATCATGACTGAATACGTGAGCGCTAATGCGGTCGCTATCGGGTTGACAATCACCGTTATATCTATTATTTGTCAGATCTATTTCAGCATTCGAAACTTAAATATTAACCAGCGCCGTTTTGATATCGAAGACAGGGAAAAGAAGGCCACTTTGCGAGAATCAGAGCTAGAAGAAAGAGAGCGGATACTTAACGAAAAGTAACCGCTCAATGATATCGTTATGATACTACTCTTCGGTTTTCTTTGGCTCTTCAGATTTAGGTTTTGGGTTCATGTACTGCTCTGCGATCATCCGATAAACATCATTTGCTTTTTCATTGTCTCCAACAATCGCTAGAATGTTTGCATGCAGCCCTTTCTTCATTGCAACCTCTTTGCAATACGCATCCGAATATTTCAAAGGATCATCATCAGCCGGAACCACAATACCAAGAGCGACGAGCATTTCGTTGTGGGCTTTTTTGTAAGCTCTAGCTATTTCAATAGATTCGTTTAGCATCTCGCTTTCTGCATCAATCCTACTTTGAAGGCTTAACAGCGAACTCTGAAGCTGATCATTAGTCAGCGGTGGGCTTTCTGGTCTAATTCCTGGAATTGCCTTATCACTTGCATTCATACTTACTCTCCGTAATTATAATAACAGTATTGCTATTATTGATTTAACTCTTTTTCATTAATCTTAGTGACCAATTACCAGTTTTTGATAACGTCTCTTTCACAACTTCGTAACCTGCAAATTCTTTAGATCTAAACCAAGCCAAGGATAGATCTTTATTCCATATCATTATCATTTTCAGATTCCTTATTAAATAAACACTTTTTTAGCTCTGCAACAGCCAACGCCTTTTCTGCATCTACTAAGACTTTGGTTGCTTCGAATATTTTTTGTTGAACTGTCATCAATTGCGCCCAAGCCTCTTCCTTTGAAACCCATGCAAATGTTACTTCATTATGTAGAAATGCTTTAGTCACCTCTTTATGCTCACCCATAGTAACCCCCTAACCCTTTTGTAAGTATTCTAGCATTGCATTCATTAGAAAAAATATAAAAAAAGTAACTACGGGGGTAAGAGCCAAGATACCAACAATAGATAATGCAATTTTAGCCGCAAACTTTAGATCCCCCATAAGCTCAGATTCTTGGCGTTCTACCTTAATATAATCTCTAGGCCCTTTGTCGTGTTCCGTCCATAACTCGACAATCTTATCAATTTCTTCTCTGCTCATCTGGTTCTTAGGTATTAGCTCGCCTTCAGTCATATCAAAACACCCTGCATCTTATCCAGGATGCTAATAGCTGCCACCAAAACAATCAGCACAACAACAGCAATAGTCATTTTTACGATAGTGTCGATTTCATCTTTTCTGTCATTCATATCAAAACACCTTATAAAGAATAACTAGCTCTAAAACAATAACGGCAGCAAACAAAATAAAGATCCAAGAAACCACATCTTTCAGATCTTTCACCGCAGCATTGAATAGCTCAACAGTATAGTTTCTTGCCCGCATCAAATCATCGATTAGTTTTTTCATGGGTTTTTAGCCTCGTATATTCCGATGATGGAATCTGCTGTAAATTTAATTGTATTGTGTAATAATTCATGTTCCTCAACTGTCATTTTTCTGTCAATGCCACCGACTCTTAGATGGTAATCATACGCTGCTTTAAGACCTTGACCAATCATGATACAGTGGCTAAACGGATAGCATTCAGTGCCATTGCCAACTAGTATACATCCCTCTTGATCTGTAATCATTTCCCCAGCATTTAGACCTACGTGCAAATTGTTCATTCACCCCCCCTAGTAATGGATAACTACGTTTGGAACCTCACCTTTAATTATCTTGGTTACTATCTTCTTTGCTGTATCTTCATCGACAACATCTAGCAAAGTCTTAACCGCAGCACTATTTATTTTAGCTCTGTGTTGTTTGTCAGCTTCACGCGCTTTTGTAGCGTCGTCATCAGCTTTCTTTGCATCAAGAACCCGTTGCTCTGCTTTCTGTCTAGCTTGCTTTTCATTATCCTCAGCTTGCTTGATTCGTTGCTGTGCTTGAGAGGCTTCACGCTTTAGTTTGCTCTCTCTCTTCAGCTTCAGCCTTTTCTTTTGCAGCCTTTTTCTCAATTTCGACCTTCACTCTTGCTGCGAGTGCTGCGAGTTCTTCAGCATTTCTATTTAGTTCATCCTCTCTTTCTTGAGCTTCTTTTTGTTGCTTAATCTGCTTTTCTTCGGCTTTGCGCTTTGCTTTCTCGGCCTCTTCTTTTATTGTTCTTTCTCTCTCTTCAGCTTCAAATTTTAGCCTGTACTCTCTGTCTTTGGCTTCAGTCTTTTCTTTCTCAGCAAGCTCCTTCTGTAAAGCAATCTTTCGGTTAGCTTCCCTCTCAGCTTCAAGCCTAGCCTTTTCAGCAGCTTCTTTCTTCCAAGCTTCCTCGCGTTCTTTGCGTTCCTTCTCTGCCTGCTCCTTTCGAAGTTGGGCCAATTCAGCCTGGTCAGATTCGTACCTTTGTCTACGTTCCAGAGCTACCGTCAAGGCTTCAACACACTCGTTTTTTGTGTTCATGGCATAGTGAATAAACTCACCGAAAGATTCATCCATAACGATAGCTTCAACTTCTTCGAGTCGGGATTTGATATCAATAGCTGGCAGACCTTCACAGATCTTATTGCTAGCCATTTCATTGATTCGAAAGTGTATGGCATCCTCTCTAGCCTTCTTGGCGGTCTCCCATTCTGTTAGAGGCAGCCTTACTTCATCACGCCACGCATCCATCAAGTCCCTAGCACGTTTGCGCTCTGCATCGATCAGCTTGGGTTTTTTCTTCAAATCAGCGACAAGGTTTTTTCCAACACTATCGAGAGCAGTTTTAGACTTGGAGACTTTAGCAGCCATGCTGGCGATTGCTTTGCGCCCTTTGTCAGTGGTCAGGTCTGGGATAAACGCGTCAATCTCAGCTCTCACTTCTTGCAGATATGGATCCAGCCCCTTTTCGGCAGTGAAAACTTCGAGGGCTGTCGATTGGTCAATTATTGCTAAGTCATTCATGTTGGTTGTCTCTTGGTTAGATGTTAGTCGTTAGCTACTGGTTAATTTTAGAACGGTATATCGTCGTTGAAGTCCTCATAACCCGCAGGCGCTGCTGGTGCCTGATTGGCATTACCTTGTGCTTGAGGTGCGCTTTGCTGCTGTACTGGAGCATGCCCGGCCCCTGATTGACTCTGGTCACCTCTAGAGTCAAGCATCTGCATTTCATTAGCGACAATCTCAGTAGACCATCGATCGTTCCCATCTTTATCCTGCCATTTTCTAGTTTGAAGCTTTCCTTCGACATAAACTTTTGATCCCTTCTTCAGATACTGGCCAGCAATGTCAGCCAATTTGTTGAAGAAAATAATTTTGTGCCACTCAGTTTTTTCCTTCTTCTCGCCGGTCTGCTTATCCTTCCAGGTCTCGGAAGTTGCAATTGATATATTGGTCACTGCACCCCCACTAGGCATATACCTAGTTTCTGTATCCTTCCCCAAAACCCCCACTAGTATTACTTTATTTACTCCCCTCATTTTACTACCTCTCCGACAAAATATTCGTTTCTTAAAATGTCTATTTTAGTTTTCTCTATAAGCCCCCTAAACAGAGCTACCCTGGAATCAATCATCTGATACTCTTCTTTGAAATCTTCGGCGTAACAACGGTGAATAAATAACTGTTTACCTTCTGGGAATTCAGGGCAGAAACTAATGAAGTCTACCCACTCTCTATCTGTGATCTTCAGGTTACTAGATAGCTGCCACTTGTATTTGGGGTCGAATGCTTGCTTTCGTATTACGTCATAATGGGTGGATGGTAGAACGGATTTAATCTCGATCAGTCCGTTATCACCAACCAGCCCATCAGGCGAGCAGCCAATATCACCAAATTCAAAAAAACCACCATTACCAACATCACAAAACATTTGTTGCTCGTATGCCATTCGTGCAAGCGGCTCTTGTTCGTGACCGCGCTCCATGTGCTCGTTCGAATAGCCCGAAGAAACCCCGTTGCCAGTAATCTGCTCGATAGCGATAGATACAGCGTACTTCTTAGCAGGCTCCCCAAATGCCTTGCCATAGTTCGCCATGATTTTAGAAAAAGCACTCCCAGTCATCTTGCCCACTCTTAAAGCGAGCCATTCATCTGTGTTCTGCTCAACATCATGAAACATTAGCTAGCTCCATTATTTCCGCCGCATGCTCTGTGCTGACTGTCATTCGTTCAGTTACTTTGTGTAAATTACCATCACGTTTGTAGGCTGCGATGGCATTATCCCAGGCCTTAGTATTTGGCGTCAGTTCGGGTTTGCTCATCTGAGGAGGTTGTGGGCTTATACGCAACCCTTCCACCGTGTCACGCCCAAATCTGACGTTACAATCGACATATACTGTAACTGGCTGCTGTTTCCAATCATCGATATAATGAGAGTTACAAAGATCCTTCATGACCTTGCTATTGTGGGCATTGAGTATCATGGGCTTTAACTTCTCTCCCTGCCTCAATTCCTGCTCAACAAAATACGCGGTATTGAAAGAATCCTTTGTCTTCTTTGTTCTGTCCGCTTCTAGTGAGACATGACTGATAGTTAAAATTGTTGGCCCGACGATATCAGCCGAGCTTAAGTATGGTGAATTAAATGCTTTTCTGTAATGCGTTTTATCGTTCATTAGCTTACCCCAGGTTCCGTGAAATGCAAAATATTCTACTTTTTTTCTCACAATCTAAACATGTTCCTATTCGCATAACTTTTACATCTTCAGGTTTTGCCCATTGAGAAAAATCATCGTCATATGACGGGTTTATTAATATAGCTCTGGCGACTGATTCAGCCGAAACAACAGCGCTATTCATAGCTTGAAATTCTTCGTTAACATCTTGGCTTATCAAGTACAAATTCATTCTACAACCACCTCATGTTTTAATTCCAAAGATTCGATTTGTTTATGATGTTTATCCATTTCAAACATGCTTACTAAAAATAAAACAAGAAGCAAGACTGTAATAAGTATGTTCACGTAGACCAGCTGATTTAAAGTACTAGCGTTCATTGACAGAATCCTCGTATTCCTTAATCTCTCTCTCAACTGCAAGCTCTACCATTTTAGTTATGATCATGTCTTTCAGATCGCCGTCACCTTCAGTGTTGAATTCAGTTTTACCAAGAACCATCAGAATATAATCGCACAGCTCCTCATAAGGTGAGTATAATGTAAACCCGCCAACACCCACTTTTTGTTCTGGGAACTGAAGAATACAGTAATTTAGAAGGTCGCTAGTCTTATCGACCTCACCCTCAATACGCTTGACGTGCTGCTCTGTTATGATGCAGCCAGCATGAGTGCATGCAAAACAATCTCGGTCGTCCTCATATTTTACAGCGAAGGAGCAAGGGCCAGAATCCCCAGCTAGCCCTTGACAATGAAGTTGCTTCTCGTAAACAGCGTTCTCGACATCTATCATCTTAATCATATTCATTCGTTATCCCCTTTAGTTGAGATAACTATACTATTGTATGAGTGATACAGTCAAGCATCTTTTATTAATTCTTTTGTATCGGCGTATAGCGCAACTAATGCACTATCAGGGTCATTGTATTTCTCCAATTTCCCCCACCCTTTTCTGATCTCAGTTCGATACTTGTAGTTGAGCGTATACCATCCCCCGCCATCGAATGACGTGCACGTTATAATAGTGCCCTTCGGATAGGGCTTTCTAAACTCCTCCAGAATTTCAGCAATAGTAGGGATCTTCCCCAACGCCTCTTCCTCCGGATCATCCTCAACTGTCAAGCTGAGCTTAACTTCCTCTTCGTCCAAAACTTCTTCATTGATATTTATTTCTTCAATCATTATTTGATCCTTTCGTGTTGGGTAAGGGAGTGATGGAAACAATCTCTAATTGACAATCATGCGCTCTTTGGAACTCTACCCATGATTCCTCAATATCGTCAGTAGTGAAAAACTTGGTAGCGTTAGTATTATGCTTTAGACCATAAACTATATACTTAACAAAATATTTAATCATAAACCCTCAGCTATAAAATAACATTCTGATCCAGAACCGGACCGTTTACGATAAGCGATTATTCGCCCCCATTGCCAGTATTCAAATATAACACCTTTCGCCGATACGCCACTCAACTTATACTTATTCTGGTATCGATCAAAATAGTTGTTGGTAACTTCAATGCAATCTATATCCGCGCCGTGGATATCAACTTCGATTACCGGCTTCTTAGATAATATTAAATGATGCATGCAATATCCATGTTGATAATGCTTAGCTCCACAGTAGTAAACTTCACATTCTTTCACTGGTCAATCTTCCCCTCAATAACTAGGACCATAACTTAAGCCTAGTAACACTTGTACTTTCTTTGAATGTTGCTTATTTTTAAAAGCACGACGTAGTATCCCGATATCCTCATAGCACTGATCCAAAGCTCTGATAGCGACTGTGCAAGGATGATCATGTAAATCCGAACCATCGCTCAAATCTTCTGATGCTATCCCTTCTAGTAGTTCTTTTAATTCATCAATGTTCATCAATCTTCTCCTTTATTAGTAGTTCTGGGTTTTCGTAAATGCTGCCTATGACCTCAACGGTACGCGGCCAGTCAGCAGTTTTAAAATTAAAATTATTCGACCATTCATTCATATCTCTAACAAACTCAGCATCAAAACTAGCGCTCGGCTCATGCCAGACAACTTTACATATTCTCCCAGACGTATTAGCAAATAGTAATAGATCGCCTTCACAAATATCTTCACCATTCTTATCTTCTAGTCCTGTGTACTGTTCTGCTGTTAACCCGTTTCTAACTTGCTCCCAGAACCAATCTCCTCTAGTAACCGAATCCCAAGTGATAAACTCTTTATCCTGTGGTACCCAAGCCCGATATTTAGTTGTTCGCATCAATCTTCCCCTTCATCTTCTTCATTGCCTGGTCTATAGTCTCACCTTTTTCTGGATGCCAGGAAACGCACCCATGCTCGTTATTGTAGATACTCCCACCCGCAGAGTCACCGAAAAATTGTATATCACAAGCAGGGCACTCTTCTCTAAACCTATCTACAAATGACTGCATGGTTGGCACTTCAGGTTTTTCACATTTCAGAAAACCATCAAGAATCGCAAGAATGTTGCATGTCCCTGCTGCGTATATTTTACGCTGTTTACGAATACATTTACCTTTTTTATTTATGAATTCGATGTATTCTATTTTTATGTTTTCGTCATAGTGGTATTCATCCATGTACGGGTTTTCAAGATTGTCTTGGATGCCTACTAGAACCTCCGTTAGCTCATCATCTTCATCAGGCTCAAGAACTCCCTGCTCTATGGACACAACTTCAGAGTATTTCTTTTCAAGCTCTGTAATCTTTTCGGCTATAGCAGCATAGATTTTATAATTGGTACGCTGGCCACACATGTATTGAATCGATACCGAATCAAACACATCATTTTTAAAAACTATTCTTACATCGGATTCCGTAAGACTGCTTTTAACCTTAACCTCTAACTCCTTATCCTGGTTGACCATGTATCCATAGATAGCAGTAGTCTTTTTATTCTCATCGATCAGTATTGTCATTTGTTGCCACCTTATTTAGTTTGTTTAATCCAGATACTTTTTAGGAATCCAGATACTTTTTGAGAATTTAGTTACTAACCCATTTGGTGTATTAATTTTTATCTATTGCATAACCGCCTTGAAACCATGTACTTTGATATTGGTTCTGGAATTTACCCGTACCGCAAAACATAACCCCCATAACCTCATAGTCGTTTCCTGATTTTGGAACAGGCATTTTAGAGTTATTGATAGCCTCGTAACAAGTTTTCATGTCAGGCATAGCAGTTCTAAACCTTTCATTCTTGCTATTATCATCATGTAAAATTATGTATAAAAATATTACTTCAAGCATTACCTAACCCCTCTCGTTAATTAATTTACCAGCCGAATAAACCATAACCCTAAGCCTTCCATTAGCCGCTCTAACCTGATTGACAGTGATTGGCAACTGATCCTCAGTCACTTCAGAAAACCACTCTTGGGCAGCCTTGAGCGTCTTAATATCGTGATTGGTTTCTGTGCATGATGATCCTCTAGGGCATTGCATATTATTTGGTCTCCTTAAACTTCTTCGGTTTAAAATATTTCTTCTGCTCAACTTCTATTCGAGCATTCAATTCTTTATTTATACTAGACTTTAAAACAACCAACTCATCATTAGTACACCAGTTAATCAGTTGCTTACTCTTAGTCCAGAATGTTTTTCTTAATTTGTCCATTATTTACCTTTGGATCAGCCATAGTTCTGCCTTTACTCCCTTCTTGATATACCCACAGGCTTAGTTTATTTCTCTTAACTAGAACCGTGGATCAAGCATTATGGGATTCAACTCCAACCACACTATGTGGCTTCAATGTAGAGTGCCATGTTGCAAAGGCTAAACAGTTGCATGGACTTTCGCTGCCTTATATCCTCCGAGACAAGACGTTTGCATTATGATGACTCTTGATGCCTATTCTCACCAAATCACCGTTACATGTTAAATAGGGGCTTGTAGCTCTTGCCTGATTGTTATTTTGAGAGCATTAAGGCGAAAGTATCCATTGCTCTTAAATTCAGATAGTTCCAAAATGGAAACGACTGATTATCGAATAATGACTAGCAAGTTTTAGGAGGATTAATAGGATTTGAAGCTGGAAGGATTTGTGGTATTATTTCCCACAGCTTGGTTGCTATTAACCTCGTAGGCTTGCCGGCCAATGATCGAGGTTTTTCTAATTTATTACTTTTTCTGATCTTTGTCTATTTGTTTGTATCCCCACTCAAACATATTAAATGCACACTCTTTGCAGTATTCCTCTTTCTGACTGTCATCCATCTGACCCCACTCCTTCGCATCTACAGTTATTTCATCAGCACACATACTACCAACACAATCAGTTCTTACATAAACCTCAATTGTTATCTCCTCACCCATTTCATCCTCCATTGCCTGTATTGGCTACTTTTTTTTCAACTCTAAATAAAGACCATCGCCCATCTTTGAGCCAGAAATCACCAAAGCAATCAACATATAACTTTACTGTTTGGCCGCTCACTACATCAGTAAACCGAGTCTCGACAAAAGTGAGGCTAAAATAACTTTTCAATAACCGTTTCATTTCGTAATCTCCATTGCCTGTATAAAATCAGTTAATACCCTTCAAATTCTGGTATCTCGTCAAATTGCTCTTGAGTCATTAAAACAGGCTCTAGTACTGGCATACCCTCATCAGACTCAATATGTGAATCAAACCAGTGAGACATATCGTTTAATACGCCATCTAAAGTGTCTACGTAATATCTGTTTCCAGTAGATTCTTTATCTTGATAAACTTTATAAAACACCTTCGTATGTTTGCTCACAATTAATCCTCGCTGGTTAAACTAATCTCTACCTTCATAATATTCGCAGCGGGTACACTCCCAAAGCTGCGCATGAGGGGGTTTATTTTGCTTCATATCATGCCCACCAACGCAATAAACGTCATAGTGATATGAGATGTTTGTGGTGAATTTGAAGGTCTTAAGGCAGCTCAAGCAGTCTTGTTCATTGTCATCTTCGTACCCTTGGCCGTCATCATGAATAATTTCGATCTCACATTTACAATATGGACAGTGCACGTCTGACATATCCCCTCCGATTAAACAACAGCCACAGAAATCCATGACTAATTATTGAGCCGATTAGCTGGGAAACGATTTGAAATGTTAGGAAGGTTCTTGCTATACTTGCCGTAGGTCCGGCGGGGGTAGTACTTTCCTTTTGTTTTCAAACTGCTTCCGACGCAAACCGGACTTGACTAACTTATTACTTTTTCTGATCTTTGTCTAGCTTGGCTTTAATAATATCAGGCCAGCTGTTTAGCTTTATCTTAAGCCCGTCAGTGTATTGGACCTCTACGCCAACCAGCCCTAGACATATAATATAAAACCCTAAACAAAGTATTACTCTCATCATTTCATCCTCCATTGCCTGTATTAGTTAAACTATTGCTCTTTTAATGTCGTTATCTCTCTGAGCATCAGTCATTGATTCCCATCGATCAAATTCAAAGTTATGCTGATCAAGCGTTTTTTGATTCTCTTCACAGCATTCTTTGCAGTAGCCTTCATATATCTCTTCAGATTCAAAACTACATTGAGGGCAATCAAACATTTCATTCTCCATTGCTCTATTCGTCAAACTTTAAAGAAGCAGGATAATTCAAAGCAAGCCAAGCAATGCACAATTCTTTGAACTTCACTTTGTCTATTATTCCAATTTGATCGACGTACACAAAGACTTTATTTTTTCTGCTAACGAATTGAATATTACTTGATGAATCTCTAACACCAATAAATTTATCATTAGTATCTGTGATGTACTCAAGAGTGTCTTTATGTATCTCTGTAACGTCACCCATCTTTCACCTTCTCAGCAAGTTGATCTATCTTAATACTCAGTGTTGCAATTATCCCCAATAAGGGTTGGTAGACTTCGCTAGCAATGTAAGAAGCTTGGTCAGCAGTAAAGGAAGCATTACATTCGAGATCATTAGCAAGCTCTCTAGGGTTCGGCATACATTCAAATACTTGCGCTGTACTACATATCTGGCAACCAACACCTAGCAAACTATCCTTCGTCGAGCAATCGCATCTAAACTTCATCTTCAGTCATCCTGTTATCTTTTTGTTAAATGATATTATTTTCAACCCACGATCTCATCCTTACCCATCGACCTGACGGAGCTTCGTCGCGGTAGGGACACCATTCGTCATTCAGATAAACAATTTCCATTGCCAAAGCTTCTGAAATATTAAAAGCTTTAGCAATGTCGGTAGATTCATCAGGGTCAAGATTTGACATATCAATACCGCGAGCATTGCCAACAACCCCAAGCGCGCAATATTCACCGTCAGCTTCAAGTGCATGAGCTATTAAGCTCTTTACCCGCATTTTATCCATGCTGTCCGCTAACTCAGTCAGTAGAGCTTGCCCTCTTTTACCTCTGATTCCTGCCTTTACAGCTCCCCGCCAGCGAATCAGCTCCCAATTGTCTAACTCTTCACTGTATCCGCTTCTGCTCATGATTATCCTTTGTTTGGGTGACAGAGGCCCCGCGCTACTGGGGCAGTAGTATCGCTAGCGCTAACTGGCAATACTATCAAAGCAATATAGGCTCATTTTCTTTTTCCAGCCCAAGGTGGTCGCGACTCTACCTTATAAATATTACTCACGCTTGCAACTCTGTCATTAAATGGGGCGGTAGATGGGATTCGAACCCACCCGATATCATATTGCCCAGGGCCATCATATCGCTTGGACTATTAAGCTATTAAGCCACTACCGCCATTAAATCGTTATTAGCCAACATCAACCCAATCATCTGCCAGCATGTCAGTCTGCGAGGCAAGCCAGGGCACTAGCGACTTGGGAGCCGCTTCGTTGTCTGTCTGCAAACCCGTAGTATCAATAAAAATATACGGGCTAGTCATCTTGCTGTTTTCGTCTGGCACCTGTAGCTCAATAAAAATACCTTTGCCGTTCCAGCCTTCTCTTGCTACTTTTCGACCGGCCTTTAGTTCATGTATTGCTTCACCAAAATTCATATGTACGTCCTCTTATTTCATTAAATGTTAAGTATTAATTTACCCCTCTGTCGCCATCGTTGGGGCACCGACTGTAAGGGATCAAAAACCCTTGGCTTGATGATTATTCACATGCTCAGAGAAAACTCTACTACTCTCTAACACGCCTACTACAAAGTAAGGATTTACTTAGGTAGTGTTACATGCATTGCGATCACCCGACGCGTTCTACGTAACCGTTTCTTCTATACTGAATACCCTTTTTTGCAATACTACTTTTCAATTGAGAATGATAGGTCTTATCTTCAATGTCAGCAACGCGAGCCGGGGTAGCATCCAATCCAATTAAAATGATCAGTATTGCAAGCAGGGCCAAAACTATTTTAGTTGTCTTGCTCATGATTCTAGATCCTGGTAGTAGGGCACATACTTGCCATTAGTCCTGAAACGATCCATATAGAAAAACTGATTCATTCCAATCTCAGTGGTTTCAATGTGAACATTTTCGGGGACTAAAAACTTCAAGGCTTGACTGTGGTATAAGGCGAGTATCTCTAACTCATGATGAGCTACTAGAAAAGTCCCATCATGATTAAAATCTTTCTCAACTATATGCGTTATTCTACGCTTGTTTCGATCCGTATCGGGGTCAATGTCGTCGAATGCAACAAAGCCGGTCAACCATTCCAAGTACTGTTCTTTGGTTACTAGATCGCAAAGTCTCATCAATCGCTGACGCAGCACTATAGCATGCCTCTTTTTAACCATAGCGTGTTCCTGGTTTAACTCATCCAGCAGCCGATTTTGTTCCTTCTCCTCTCTCTTTTCTTGTACCTGCACTCTCAAGCGATTAGTTGCCGATAATTTCTTACTTTCCATACCAAAAGAATCGCCCTTGTCTTTAAGTATTAGTGGGTGAAAACCGCTCATTAGATCGTTCATGCTTAGCCACCTTTTTTAGTTGTTTGTTTGC